GGCAAACGCACGCTTCCACAAAATGGGGGGTCGGGGTGGCAGGCCGTCCGAGAACGCCTAACGCCGTGGCAAAAGTCACCGGCGCGATGGACAAAAATCCGCAGCGGTTTCGGGACAGAAAGCCGCCAAAATCAAAACCTTTGGGCGATCCGCCGGAATGGCTGGATGACGGCGCGCGGCGGGCGTGGCTGATTTTCGCAGCCGAATTGCCGTGGCTTGAACAGGCCGACCGCACAACGCTGGAACTCGCGTCGCGTATAGCTGCGGAAATGCGGGCCGACTTCTCGCAGCTCACCGGCGCGAAAATTGGTCACTTGCGCGCGTGCCTGACGGAAATGGGCGCAACCCCGGCAGCGCGGAGCAAGGTCAAGGCATCCGATGACGGCGACAAAGACGACGACCCGGCGGCAAAATATCTCATCTGACGCGGCAACGGCATATGCGCGCGATGTGGTGGCCGGGACGATTCCTGCGGGGCCGCATGTGCGGGATGCTTGTCATCGGCACTTAAATGACCTGGAAAATGGCGCGGCGCGCGGGATTTTCTGGGATGTGGCGGCGGCGCAGCGGTTTTGGGGCTTTTGCGAGGATCTTTTGCGCCTCGGTGAAGGCCAATTTGAGGGCAAGCCGTTCATTCTTGAGCCGTCGCAAAAGTTCATAACGGGCAGCCTGTTTGGTTGGAAAAAGGCCAACGGCAAGCGGCGGTTTCGGCGGGCCTATATCGAACAGCCGAAAGGCCAAGGGAAGTCCCCGATGGTCGGGGCAATCGGCCTTTACGGCACAGCGGCAGACGGTGAGGCGGGGGCGCAAGTCTATGCCGCCGGGGCCACGAAAGAGCAGGCCAGCATCTTGTTCCGCGATGCGGTCAACATGCTGAACAAATCCCCGGCGCTAGACCGGGCCTTTCGGCGGTCTGGCGGCCCCGGTCGGGAATATAGCTTGGCTCACCTCAAAAGTGGATCATTTTTCCGGCCCGTGTCGCGCGAGACAAAAAAGACGGGTTCCGGCCCGCGCCCGCATTTTGCGCTGATTGATGAGCTGCACGAACACCCTGACGGCGGCGTGATCGAAATTCTTGAACGCGGTTTCAAGTTTCGGGAACAGCCGCTTTTGATCATGATCACCAACTCCGGGTCGGATCGGAAGTCGATTTGTTGGCAAGAACGGAAGCACGCGGTAGCGGTCGCGGCTGGCGATGTGCCGGATGACACGACGTTTAGCTATGTCTGTTCGCTAGATGATGGTGATGACCCGTTTACCGACCCGACCTGTTGGGCCAAGGTCAACCCGCTTCTGGGTGTGACGATCACCGAGGAATACCTTGCGACGCAGGTGGCGCAGGCAAAAAACATTCCGGCCAAGGCAAACGGCATCAGGCGCTTGCATTTCTGCCAATGGACGGACGCGGAAAGCGCATGGATCAGCCGCGATGCGTGGCAGTCGGTGGAAAGCCCCGGCCTTGAAATTGACGATTTCGAGGGCCGGAAATGCTGGGCCGGGCTTGACCTGTCGGCCAAGTCTGACTTGACCGCAAAGGCGCTGGTTTTTGAGGACGGCGCGACGGATGACGGCCGGCCCAAGTTCGTGGCCTTTGCCCATGGCTATACGCCCGCCGAAACAATGGCCGCGCGAGCCGAACGCGATGGCGCGCCCTATGATTTGTGGGCAGATGCGGGTTTTTTGACGGCCACGCCGGGGAAAAAGACCCGGCTGGATTTCATCGCGCACGATCTTCTTGAGGATGCGGCGCGGTTTGACCTGGATTTTGTCGCATACGACCAATTCCTGATCGCTGATTTTCAAGGCGTTCTTGAGGATATGGGCGCGTCTTTGCCGATGCTGGACCATCCGCAGGGTTTTCATAAGCGCAAGCGCACCACGGCGGACGGGGAACAGATCGAACTGTGGATGCCCGGTTCGGTGGACATGCTGGAAACGCTGATCTTGGAAGGCCGGTTGCGGGTTCATGCCAACCCGGCGCTGCAATCGGCGGTGATGTCGGCCACATTTGACCGTTCGCCCGCCGATTTGCGGCGGTTTTCGAAGCAACGCGCGACGGGACGTATCGACTTGGCGGTGGCGCTGGCGATGGCAGTGGGGGCCGCCACGGCGCGGGCCGCTGCGTCTGCGTCCAGTTATCTGGAAGATGAAGGGCTTTTGGTGCTTTGATGCTGAAACTGTTTCGCAAAAGCCGCATGAATATTGAGGCTTTGGCGGCGCAGCTTGGCCTTTCGGCCATGATAAAGCCCGCGCGCGGCATGGTGACGGATGAAACGGCGCTGAGCATCACGGCGGTGTTCTGTGCCGCGCGCGTCATTGCCGAGGGCATCGGGCAAATGCCGGTGCGGGTGGTCAAAGAAGAGTTTGACCGGGCGTCAAACCTACCCCGGCTGTCTGTCGCGCGTGACCACTGGGCACACCGGCTGTTGGCTGTGCGCCCGAACGAATGGCAGACCGCATATGAGTTCCGAGAAGGCATGATTTTTAATGCCGTTCTGGCGGGCGGCGCCCTGGCGATTAAAAACGTCGTGAATGGCCGCGTCGTGGAGTTGCTGCCCGTTCGGCCCAACCAATGGACAGTGGAACAGTTGTCTGACTGGTCCCTGGCTGTTCGGGTGACGATGGCAGACGGCACGTATAGCCGGTTCGACCTGTCGCAGGTGTTCTATTTGCGCGGCCCGTCGATTGATGGATATGCGGGGCTGCATGCGGTGCGGCTGGCGCGTGAGGCCATTGGCTTGTCGCAGGCGCTTGAGGCGCAACAAGCCGAACTGGCATGGGGCGGCGGCACACCTTCGGGGGTGCTGTCATTTGCTGCCGCGTTGAAGCCAGAAACTAAGGCGGCGCTGCGGAAAGATTGGCAGGCGAGTTATGGGCCGGGCGGCAAGGGCGGCATTGCCATTCTGGACAGTGACGCAAAATTCCTGCCGCTGACGATGACGAGCGTTGACGCGCAGTTCTTGGAAACCCGGCGCTTGCAGATCGAAGAAATCGCGCGGGCGTTCCGGGTGCAACCCATCATGCTTATGCAGGCCGACAAGGCCGCGACCTTTGCCAGCGCCGAGCAGATGTTCCGAAATCACGTCATCCACACGCTGGGGCCGTGGATTGAGCGTTTCGAGCAGGCCGCCAACCGCGACATTCTGGGGCTGCAAGACGGTCTGCGGATCGACCTGGATGAGCGCAACCTTCTGCGCGGGGATTTCAAGGATCAAGCCGAATACTACGCCAAGGCGCTGGGTGCGGGCGGCACTCCGGCTTGGATGACGCAAAACGAAGTGCGGGTCGAGGTGGGCTTGAACCCGGTCGATACCGAAGGGGCAAACGCACTGTCCACCGGGTCAATGAACCAAGGCGCGGCAGTCGGGACAGGGGCGTAAAGCATGGATTACAAACACATTCAGCTTGAATGGAAGGCCGACGCGCAAGGCACGATTGAAGGCTACGGCGCGGTTTTCGACAATGTGGACCTCGGCGGCGACATTGTGGCGCGCGGGGCATTTTCGCAATCGCTGCGCAGCGGTCGCCGTATCAAGATGCTGTTCAATCACTGCCCGGATGACGTGATCGGGGTATGGGATGAGGTCAGCGAGGATGGCACGGGCCTGCGGGTCAAGGGCCGGATCGTGACGCAGGTGCAGCAAGGCCGCGACGTGCATGAGCTGGCCAAGGCCGGGGCGTTGGATGGGCTGTCGATCGGCTATCAGACCAAAACGGCGCAGGATCGCAACGGCGTTCGGGTGATTACCGAGGCGGATTTGTGGGAAGTTTCTGTCGTGACCTTCCCGATGAACGAACTGGCGCGGATTGATGCGGTCAAGGCCGCTGATTTGTCGCGCCCGGAATTGGAACGCTTGCTCACGCTGCGCGCTGGGCTGTCGCGTTCTGTTGCCCGTGGCCTGTTGGCTGGCGGGTTTGACGGTATCAAGGGCATGCGTGGCGCTGCCGATGGTGCGGATGAAGAGCTGTTGGCGCTGCTACGAAAGCGCGCCTCCCTTTAATCGCCATTGATGGAGGCTATCCCATGGCACTGGATCAAGAAATCAAGCAGGCCGTCGAGGCCAGCAACCGCGTGATTGAAGAAATCCGCGCAGAAGTGAAATCAGGCGACGTGGTGGCGCGCGAAAAGCTGGCGCGCATGGAAGCGGGCCTTGCCGATGTCCTGTCGGTGAAGCAGGAAATGGAGGCTTTCAAGGCCGCCATGGAAAACCGCCTGACCGCACAAGAGGCCAAGGCCAACCGCCCCGGCGTCATCGCTGCTGGCGATGACGGCGAATACAAGGCCGCGTTCTTCGACTTCCTGCGGAAAGGTCAGCACGCAGGCGCAGAAGCCAAGCTGCTGTCCTTGCATGAAAAGGCAACCGATGTGCGCTATTCCACCAGCGCGTCTGGCGGCTATGCCCTGCCCAAGGTCATCGCGGCGGAAATTGCACAGATCGCGGTGGACATTTCCCCGATTCGCAGCATTTCCCGCGTGGTGGCAACCGGCACGACCGACTACCACGAACTGGTTGACCTGACCGGATTTGCGACGGAATGGGTTGGTGAAACCGACACGCGCAACCAAACCAACACGTCTGATCTTTACGACGTGGTGCCGACCTTTGGCGAACTGTCGGCCAAGCCCGAGGCCACTCGGCAGGCCATCAGCGACCTGTTTTTCGACGTTGAAAGCTGGCTTGTGACCACGGCGGGCACCATGTTTGCCAAGGCCGAGGGCGCGGCGTTTGTTTCCGGCAACGGCACCAACAAGCCGACCGGGTTCCTGACCGGCACGCCCGTTTCGACCGCAGACGCATCGCGCGCTTTTGGCACGCTGCAATATGTGGCATCGGGTCAGGCTTCGGCGCTTGCGAGCAACCCCTTTGACACGTTCAACACCCTGTTTTTCACGCTGAAGCAGGGCTACCGTGCCAATGCGCGCTGGGTGCTGAACTCGCTTACCCTGGCGCAGTTGGTGAACGTCAAGGACACCACGGGCCGTTACCTGTTGCAGGCATCGCCCGCGCTGGGCGTTCCCGACACCATGCTGGGCCGCCCGGTGGTCATCGCCGAGGACATGCCCAGCATTGCCGCCAATGCCCTGCCGGTCGCGGTCGGGGACTTCTCGCAAGGCTATCTGATTGCCGATATTCCCGGCATGTGGGCTTTGCGCGATGAGCTCACCAAGACCGGTTATGTGCGCTTCCCGATGGCCAAGCGCGTCGGCGGCAAGCTGAAAGACACCAACGCGATCAAGCTGTTGAAAGTCGCAGCTTCGTGACGAGCGCGGGGGCGGGGAAACCTGCCCCCCTTTTTCATTCCCAGAGGGCAAAACCATGAAGCTGATCAAAGACGTCGAGGGCGTGGTTGCAGGCGAGATTTATCCGCGCGTCATCGAAGCCGGGGCGGACTGCCCGCAAGAACTCGAAGCGGCGGCCATCGCATTGGGGGCGGTTGATCCGGCAGAAGTCAAAGCTGCCAAAAAAGCACCCGAAAACAAATGACCCTGACCCGCATTACCGCGCCAGCAACTGATCTGATCACGCTGGCGCAGGCGAAAGCGCATTTGCGGGTCGATCACGATGCGGAAAACGACTATATCAGCGCGCTTGTCAGCGCCGCGACGGCCTATCTTGACGCGCGCGACGGTGTTCTGGGCGAGGCGCTGGTTACGCAGACGTGGCGCTATTCCATGGACGTGGCCCCGGTCGGCGCGGTGGAGTTGCCGCTAGGCCCGGTGCAATCCGTGGTTTCGGTCGGCTATTACGACACGGCGGGCGCGCAACAGACCTTTTCGGCGGCGAATTACCGGCTGACGCTGGGCGGCGCTGTCGAACTGGTCAGCGGCGCGTCTTGGCCGTCTTTGGCGTCGCGGTCAGATGCGATCTGGATTGATTATGTCGCGGGTTATGGCACGGCAACGGACGTGCCGCAGACCGTGTTGCAGGCATGCCGCTTGATGGTCGGCGAGATGTTCGAAAACCGCGCATCGGCGTCAACTGTGCAGGTTTACGGGGCGCTGGCAATGAAGCTGCTTCTGGGCGCGTCACGATCTGCGCGGGGGCTGTTTTGATGGCCGGTCAAATGGAAGTCGGGCGGCTTGATCAGCGCATCACGTTCCAGCGCCAGACAGACACGGCTGATGGCGTAGGCGGCACGGTCAAGACATGGGCTGACCTGTCAAGCGTTCCGAGCGTTTGGGCAAATGTGGTGGCTAAGTCTGGCCGCGAGGCAATGAACGATGGCCGGATGCAGGCGTCATACGTTTCTGTGTTCACGGTCCACAACCGGGCCGACATTCTGGAGACTGACCGCATCATGTTTGGCGGCACGCCCTATAACATCCGGGGCATCCGGCGCGAAGGCACGCGAAACCTGTTCTTGGTGATCGAGGCCGAGCGCGGGGTTGCGTCGTGAGCGTGAAAATTGAAGGCATAGACAGTGTGCGGCGCGTCTTGTCTGACCTTCTGCCCAGCGAGGCGCGGCTATTGACGCGGCAGACCACGAAGGACGTGGCGCAGGCGATTGTTGACCAGGCCACACCCCTTATGCCGGTCGATCAAGGCGATTTGGTCAGGTCCACCAAGGCGCGGCAGGAAAAGGACAAAGACGGCGTCGGGCAAGCCTCTGTGCGGGTTGAAAAGCGGGCGTTTTACTGGCGGTTCCTGGAATATGGCGACGGGCCAGACGGCATCGAATATGCGTTTTTTGCCCGCGCGCGCGAGCTGGTCATGTCGAACATCGATGAGGTGGCAACGCGCGCTTTTGTGCGGCGTCTGGCCGCGCGTATCCAGAAAGTGGCGGGGCGGTAATGGCTGCGGAAACGGCAATTCAGGGCGCGCTGTTCACGGCACTGTCGGGCCTTGGGCTGCGCGTTGTTGACCGGGCCGCGCAGGCCGCAGACGGCGGGTCTGTGGCCGATTACCCCTTCGTGGAGGTCGGCTTTATCATCGTGAGCGCCATGGATACGGCGCGCGAAAATGGGTTTGACTATGTGGCGCGCATCCACACGCGCAGCCGGTCCACCTCAATGAAAGAGGTCAAGGACATCCAAGGCCAGATTTACGGGCGGCTGCATCGCGGCGACCTGACCATATCGGGCCTGCATCACATCCTGATCCGCCGGGTAAGCAGCCAAGTTCTGGACGCGCCCGATGGATCGTTTCACGGCGTCTGCGAATATCGCGGGCTTGCCGACGTGGTTTAACCCCGCAAGGGGCTGCCTTTTCTGCGCCTTAGGCAAGCGCCATCGCGCCACAGCCTATTGATGGAGTGTTCACCATGGCAAAAGCAGCGGGCCGCTTGGCGGTCATTTACAAGAACGCGGTCGCGATCGCTGGCGTCCAGACCACCACGATTTCGGTTAAAAACGAAAGCATCGACGTCACCGACAAGGACAGCGCGGGCATCATCGAAGTGCTGAGCGCGGCGAAAACCAAACAGATTACGCTCAAGGTCGAAGGGCTTGCCGCCGACGCCACTTTGCGCACGATCGCCATGTCGGCCACCGGCTCGCCGTTGATCACCGACCTCACGTTCAAGTTCGCCGATGCGCTGACCACGGCTGACATTCTGGCAGGGAACTTCTTCATGACGTCATATGAAGAGGGCAACCCCCACGATGACGCGGTGACGTTTTCGGCCGAATTTGTTTCCTCTGGCACCTGGACGCTGACCTGATGGACATCGTTCTGAATTTCCGAGGGGCGGAATATCGCATCCCTGACGAACGGGCCTTTGAGGTGGGGGAGCGCGTGGAACGCGTTGCAACCCTGCCCGAAATCCTGTCTTGGGGCCAAAGCCCGCAATTTCATACCATGGCGCGCTGTTTCGGCGTGCTTTTGCGCGCGGCGGGCGGCACGGCGACTGACCGGGAAATCCACCGCGAAATGATGGCGGGTTTCACGCGGGGCGATGCTGGGGCGCATTTCGAGGCGCTGAATTTGCTTGTCACCGTCTTGATGGACGGTGCCCCCGAGAACAAGGCGGGCGGCGACAATCAGCCGGAAAAGCCCGAGGCTTCGTAAAGGCCGCGTATCAAATCGCGGTCGCGCGCCTGCGGATTGCCCCGTCTGAATTTTGGCGCATGCCCCCCCGTCATTTCTGGTGGCTCTTGGAGACGCTGGAAGAGGGAACGAAGCCGGAACCGGGCGGGTCGCTTGGGGCCGATGAGAAGGCGCAGCTTATGCACATGTTGCGAGAGGCGCGGAAAGGTTTGTGATGGCCGGGTCATCTGACATCGTTTTCATGATCGGCGCCGACGTCACGGGCCTGACCGCTGCGGGGCAGCGTGGCGGTCAATCGCTTGCCGAAATGGAGAAGGCCGCGAAAGATCTTGAGCGGCAGATCACCAAGATAGGGCAGGCTGGCGTTGACTTCCAGAACAAGGTCAACTCCCTAACGGGGGTCACGCGCGAGTTCAGCAACTCCGCCAAGGCCAGCGCGGCGGCGTTTGAGGCTTTCGACCGTTCCAAGGCGCAGGTGGAAAGCCTGCGGGCCAGCATCGATCCGCTTTATGCCGCGACAAAGCGATATGAGGCGGCGCTTGCGCAACTGGACGCGGCCCTAGACACCGGGGCGATTAGTCTTGCCGAACACACCGCCACGGTGGCCAAGGTCAAGGCCGCCTACCTTGAGGCGGACACGGCGGGCACCGCGCTTTCTGGCGGTTTCACGAAAGGCGCGGGCAACGCCAAGATGTTCATGCAGCAACTGTCGCAGGTGGCCCAACAGGGCGCGGCGACGGGGCAATGGGCGCAGGCGTTCACGATCCAGCTTGCCGACATCGGCGGCGCGTTCGGGCCTATTGGGCTTGCCGTGGGCGCGCTGGCGACTGTGGGCTTGCCGTTGCTGATCGGGGCGCTTTCCAACACTGGAACCAGCGCGAAAGACCTGAAAGAGGCACAAACAAACCTCAATTCGGCGCTGTCTGACTATAAATCCTACGCCGACATTGCGATGCAATCGACCGATCAGCTTTCGGAGAAATACGGCATTTTCGCGGATCAGGTGCGATCCGAGGCCATATATATGGCCCAAATCAAGCTCGCGGATGCGTTTTCAAACTTGCGCACGGTCATCGCGGCGAATAGTAGCGAATTGGACAATGTGCTTTCGCTTACCCAGCAAATCGCGCAGGTGCAGGCGGCAAACGTCACCAATTCGCAGGCGTCGCTTGATGTGGTGGCCCAACTTACCCAGGAACTGACCGACGCGACCGCAGAACTTGGCCTAAGCGCGGAGCAAGCGGCGCAACTGAAAACCGCGCTTGACGCGGCGCTAAACGCGCAGACCGCGCAGGATATGGCCACTTCGGTCGGGGCCGTCCTTGCGCTTTTGCAGCAATTTGCGCCAGAGGGCACGAAGGCAAGCGAAAGCGTTCGGTCGATTGCGGACGCGTTCAAGGACGTGGCCGATCAGGCGCGGATCGCGGCCACGGCCTCGGCGCAAGTCGCGGCAAGCGCGGCGGGCATGGACACGGGCAACCCGAACGCGCTTACCGGCATGTCGGGAGATCAGCTTGTTCCGGGGGCAACAAAGCCGACGGCAACGACGCGGACCGGGACGCGAGCGGGCGGCGGCGGGTCGCGCGTCAATGCGTTGCAGTCGCGCTTTGAGCAACTGCAAAGCTCGCTGATGACCGAAGAACAGGCCGAGATGGCCAGCTATCAGCGGCGGCAGCTTTTGCTTGAACAGGCGTTGAAAGCGGGCCTGACCACGCGGCAGCAATACGCTGCGATGGCGCTGGAGCTGCAAACCCAGCACCAAGAGGCGATGGCGAAGATTGACGTCTGGCGCTACGGCACAAATGAACAAAAGTTCACGCAGTATATGGATGACATGGCCACGGCCTTGCAGAGCGGAAATGAGCGCATGCAGGCCATCGGCAAAAAGTTTGCCGCAGCCGAGGCGCTGGTGAACGCATGGCGGGCATTTTCGCAAACGCTGGCCGATCCGACCTTGCTTTGGTGGCAGAAGATCCCTGCGGCCACGGCGGCGTTGGCATCGGGCATGAGCGCGGTTCAGGCGCTGGGCGGCAGTTCATCCAGCAAATCGTCATCGACAAAAACCACGTCCACCAGCACGGCGGCGGCGACCCCGGCGAATGTCAACATCACGTGGAATGGCGCGATGACCCAAACCAGCCTAGCAACCCTGTTTTCCGATCTGAACAAGGGCTATTCGCAGGGCTATCGCCTAAATTTTGTGTGAGGCGTCATGATCTGCATCGAAAGCGGTTTTTCCGGCATTGCGGCGGCGCTGAACACGCCCCGCATTGGCGGTTTTCCTATCGCGGGCACGGCGGCAGGATCGACCGAGGCCACGGGCTATAGCGCGGCCAATGCGCAGGGCGTGGAAACCTATACGTTCTGGCGGCCTACGGCCATGCCCGCGACATGGACCTTGACCTTCACGGCGACAAGCCCGGTCAGCTATTTTGGCATCGCGGCGCACGATCTTGCAACGCAGGGCTGCACGGTGGAATACCAAACGCTGGTCAGCGGCGTCTGGACAACGCGCCTCACGCACACGCCTACCGATAACCAGCCCATCTTTGGGCTTGTGGCGCAACGCTCGCTGACGGCAGCGCGGCTGCGGTTCACCGGGGCCACAGCCCCCACAATCGGGGTCATTTTCTTTGGCGACGTGACCGAGTTTCCGCAGCGTGCGGCCTATACCGGGCGCAGCGATTGGCAAGACCTGATCACCGATGAATACCGCACCAATGCGGCAGATGGTGGCGCGGTCATTGGCCGATACGTCGCACGCAAATCGCAGCCGGTCACGCTGTCGGTGTCGCACCTGTCGGAGATGTGGAAGGCCGCAACGCTTGACCCGTTGCTGTCGCATCTGCGGCTAAACCCGGTTTTCGCGGCAGAGCGGCCCAGCGATTTCCCGAAATCGGTCATCTTTGGGTATGCGACAAAGCAACCCGTTCCGACCCGCGACATAGCCAAGGCTGACGTGGCGGTGTCAGTTTCGATTGAGTTTAGCGGCCATGTTGCTTGATCCCGTCACCATCGTTGAATTGGAACAGCCGCGCTGCGCGCTGCGGTTCGGTGTCGGGGCCTGCACAGCAACCGGCACGCCAAAGTGTTTCAACACCTGGACCACGTGCAAGGTCAAGTCGGCCTATTCCGGCACCGGGTCGATCCGCTGGCGGTTCATTCAATCCCGCCCCGGCCTTTTTGCCGTGGGTGATTATTCCAATGCGGACAACCCCGCGACCGATGCAATCCCCACGGCGGCGCTGTCTGTCACCGTGTCAAAGGGCAGCTTGAACGCGGCGGGCATTCTGGACGGGAAAAGCCCCGCCGGGGTGCGGTCAACGATTACGGTCACGATGGATGACATCCCGTGGCCCGATCCCATCGGGGACTTTTACAAGGCCGACCGCACGGTGACGGCTGACCGCACGTTCTGGGCGCTATGGACCGCGCGTAACGCGTTTTTCGGGTCGATGTGGCTGCGGATTTACGACGGCTATGCGGGCCAAACGCTGGCCGAAATGCGGCAGCGTGTGTTCGTTCTGGACAGCGTGGACGGCCCAGATGCAAGCGGCAAGGTGACGCTCACCGGGTCTGACCCGCTGCTTTTGGTGACGAGCAAAAAGGCCAAGTTCCCAGAGGAAATGACCGTCACACTGACGTCGGCCATCACGGCGGCGCAAACGTCAATCACGGTCACGACATCGGAACCGGCAAAGCTCACCAAGGCATATGGCAACTCTGGCCAACTGCAAATCAAGATCGGGTCGGAGATTATCACCTACACCGCCGTGACGGATAACGGCAACGGCACCTATACGCTGACCGGCTGCACCCGCGCGGCGCTGGGCACCACGGCAGCGACCGGCTCAAGCGGGGCAGCGTGCCAGCGCATCGGGCGCTATGTGGACACCCCGACTTGGCAGATCGCTTATGACCTGTTGGTGACACATTCCGCGCTGCCGTCAGCGTTCGTGGACTTTGCGGCATGGTATGCCGAGGGCGACACCTATTTGCCGACCCTGCGCAGCACCATCACGATCACCAGCGCGGAAACGATTGACGATCTATTGGGCGAGGCATGCCAACAGGGTCAGTTCTATTTCTGGTGGGATGAATACGCGCAACAGGTCAAAATGCTGGCGGTGCGGCCCCCGGGCAATGCAGTGGCCAACCTGACATGGCAATCCAGCATTGTCGCGGGCAGCACGGTTTTGACCCGCAGCCCTGACGATTTGGTTACGCGGGTCTATGTCTATTACGGCCAAATCAACCCGACCGTTTCCAAGACAACGACATCAAATTACCAGACGCTAAAGGGCAGCATTGAGGCCGACAGCGAGGGCGTGAACGCGGCCAATGGGGCGAAATCGCTGACCATTTATGGCCGGTTTATCAACACCGAAGCGCATGCGGTGCAGGTTATCACCCGCATCTTGTCGCGCTACAAAACCATCCCGCGCTTTCTGACCCTGCGGCTTGACGCCAAGGACCGCACGTTGACCGTGGGGCAGGTTTGCGACGTGACGGCGCGTGAGATTGTGGACAGCGAGGGCAATATTGATACGTCGCGCTGGCAGATCATTAGCTGGGAGGAAATCACCCCCGGCGAGGTCTATGCGGTCGATCTACAGACCTACGATTACCTTGGCGCGTTCGCCTATTGGATGGCTGACGGCTCCCCGACATGGGAGACGGCGACCGATGCGCAGAAGGCGCAAGGCGCATGGTGGGCCGGGGCGGATGGCTTGATGGCTGACGGGTCAGCCGGGATGCAATGGCAGTGAGGCGAGGATGACCAGTTACACCACGATCCCAGATGCGACGTTCTTGGCCAGCAAGCCCATTCTGGGCAGCACTGGTATTGCGATGCGCGACAATCCCCTCGCCATGTTTGAAGGCGCGACGGGCGCACCGCGATTGCAGCCGTTGGCGCTTGATCTATTTTTAGGTGACATGGCGTGGAGTGGGACAACGGGCGTCGGGATCAGCTCGCTCGGCTCATTGGATGGTGTGGTGTTTTTTTGGGGAATGGCCAATAACGCCGGCTCTGGGGGATACGCTGCGCAAATTCGGCTTTCTGGCGATAACGGAACCACGTGGGGTAGTTGGCAGGCATTTAGCAACACCATTCAAGCCACTTATGGGACGGCGGGCACCGCCATCGTTGGGTTGAAAACTGGATTGCTCCGAAACGCGCATAGCGGGGACATATCCGGCAAAAACATCTACACCGCGACGCTTACCGTCCCCAGCGGGGGCGCGAATGCGTTCCAACTGCGCGGCGCAAATGCGCTGGTTAGCGGCCAATTTACGGCCTTTGGCAT